GCTGGATAGTAGAATGCAAATTCTACAGATAATCCTTTTTCATGAGTAATATTTGGAGTTGTTGATTCTAAAAATTGTATTTCATTTCCAACTGTATTGGTGTCTGCAATTTCCCATGAACCAGTTCCGCCTGTTGCAGATCTTCCAGCTCTATATGTGGCTGAATTAAGTGGGGTAGTAAATGTTCTTCCGCCAGTCATGGCATCGCCAAGGACCTGTGTTATTGTTGTATCAAGTGGAAATACATATGATGCCCGATCTCCAAGGGCTTCTGCTACCAATGTATTTGAATAAGGTACTGCAGTTGTCATTAATGCAGATGCTGTCGATACTGAAGCTGCAACAGTTCTATTTGCATATTCTGCAACGTGACTTGCAGCAATTGCATCCATTTCTGAATTACTATATTGACCATCATATTGAGCAAAGAAATCTATTAATCCATTAAAGTATGAACCTGCTGTTGTTAAATCTTGAGCTAAATATGAACCTAAGTTAAAAATACCATAGGCTCCTGTGTTTCCTGCACTATTTGTAGATGCAGCAAGTGTTCCATCTACATATAGTCTATATCCTCCAGTTATTCCCATATATGAAACTATTACATGGTGCCATTTATCATCACATAGATCTACTGAATTGACTAAACTAGGATTTGTAGAAAAAGCTTTTATGTTTGTATTAATATATCCATTTGAATCAATATAAATTCCGTTTACTGCACCACCAGTTGTATTTGTTGGTTGGGCAAGTAAATATTCTGCATTGCCAGATGATGGTTTGCTTGATTTTTTAAATACAAATTCAAATGCAAAGTCATTCCATCCACCACTATTGCCAGTTTGGTACTGAACACGACCAGAAGAAAAGTCATATGAACCATTTCCAGTTATTGAGGCTGAGTTTTGAGATACAGTTCCATATGTTGTTGGTGTAACTGAATATCCAGATCTAATTGTTGGACTTGTAGATGTATCGAGATTACATGCGTATCTCCAATATGATTCAGACTGTACTTTGGTTAATAATGACATAAAAATAGGCTGCTGGCGTTAAGCCGCAGCCCGTACTCCAATTCGATAGGATTCTGGGTTGATTGCTGAAATGCTGTGTCCTGAGATTGAGATGATAGGAGTAAAGGAGAGGTTGGAGATTTCTGGAGTATAAGTCTCAGAAAGGGGCTCGACAGAAATCTTGGACTCAACTAAAATGCAACTTGCATTTAGTACGCCAACCTCTACCTTTACATCCATTGCGTATTTACCTTACGCTACTGTGATTCGAACAATACCTGTTGAATCCCAAGTGATTGTGAAGTTACCGTTTGTTGAAGACTGGTCTGCACCGAAGTCGACGTATCCAACAAGGGCTTTTGCGCCAGCTGTTGCACCAGAGTCATCGTAAATAACAGCATAACGTGCTGTAATTGTTGATGATGCCCAAGTTGTATCAGCGGCATCTAAGATTACTACGTTTGTCGCAGAATCGTATGTGGCTGTTTTTGAAGCCAATGTTGCTCCACCTGATGTGTAGCCTGTTCCTGTTACTTCGTATGTAGATACGTCGTTCCAGTAGTCATGAGCATCCTGATCTGGTGTATAAGAAGATGAAAGAAGAGCTACCTTAATGGTATCTGTATCAAAGTCAACCTCTTTATTAAGAGCTTTTAGAAGGAAGTTACCGTATAGTTTTGATGGCATTTGTTATCCTCCTATTACGCTGATGTCTTTTCAAGAATTGCGAATGCATCGCCATCCGCAACGCGGAATGCACGACGAGCACGAATCTTGAGTAGGACACCATCTGTATCGAATTTTGCGTCACGAGAAACTTGTGACTCAACTGTTGAACGCTTGCCGTTGATAAGCATGTCTGTGTTTCCGAAAATAAGAAGCTTATTTCCGTCTGAACCAGCGTCAATTCCTCCACCAGCTGTAGCTACGGTTGTCTTTTGAGCACCGAATGAGTACTTTACTGGATATCCAAATAGTGTTGCTGATGTTGAACCTAGTGGATCCTGAAGGATTGGTCGGTTCTGGTTGTCGACTAGACCACGAAGGTTTTGTGCGAATGTTGGGTGAGCAATGAATGCCATCTTTGATGGATCAAAGAAAGGCTTTGCTTCAACTGCTGCAACCATTGAGTTAAGGTGAGCGAATGTAACTGCTCCTGCTGTAGGAGTAATTGATCCTCCGCCAGCTGTTAGCTTCTGGTATACAGACTCGTATGGAATTGTTGTTCCATTAGCTGCGCCAACTACACCAAGGCATGCGTTGTCGAAACGACGTGCCCAGTTTGTTGCCCAAGAAGTCTTGAAGCGGTTAAGTACATCTAGGAATGAATCGTTAAGATCTTCCTCTGAGATGTGTAGGATTGATGCCCATTTACGAGCTGTTAATACGATTGAATCATTGTATGATGTTGCTTCGCCGATAGTTCCGCCTTCTGCAACAACTGCAGGAGAGTCTCCGTACCAACGTGGAACAAGCTTTGTGTTTGTGTTCATGTTTTCAACACGAGCCATTGCTTCGATTGCTGAGAACTGATTTGTAGCCATTACAACTGCAGAAGAGTTTTCTTCAGCAATGTAGCCGTTACCAGCGCCAGCAGAGTATGTTGATAATTCTGTTCTTGCCATGTTTTTGGTTTCCTTTTCTATAAATGAATTTGGTAATGCAATTAATATAATCGTCCAATTATTTTAGTTACAAGTCCAAACGTCCATTTAGATCTTGCCTAACTGTAATTATATCAATAAATAAGTGTATTATCTACCTAAAATGATCCTTGCTTGGATTTCTGAAGCAGAAAGAGGTACATTTATAGCACCCTGAGTTCCTGAGTCAGCTTTTCCTCCAACGATAACTTTAACGTCAAATAATTCTGGTAGATCTTCCTTTAAATCATCAATTTGAGTATCAAGGCCAACGATTTCATAATCGTCAGACATCTTAATTTCATCCAACTTGATATATTTGAGCAATCTATCAGCATTTTGAATGCCTCTTTCAGATAAATGTTTAGCTATTTTCTCATTGAGAAGTTGGCTATTTACCTGTGAAGTTCTATTCTTATAGTCTTCAACTTGAGTTTCCAATGCTTCCTTTTCCTCACGGAATCGTTTTGCATCAGCTTTTGCACGTTCCAATGCAGCTAAAACTGCTACTGGGTCTTTAATCTCTGTAGATGTACCTTCTACTTGATTGATTTCTTCCATTTTTACTTCCTTCTCGTCCAATTAGGCGTCTGTGTCTGGAACATCGCCTTGTTCATTCAAGGCAACGGTTCTACGTTCTATAGCGGCTTGCTTTAGAGCGTAATTGTTTGCATTTATTACTTCAGATGTTGGAGTAAGAGGCTCACCAGGTTGTCCTAATGATTCTGCTACTACTGCATCTGCAATTTCTGGATCATAACCAGCTTCGATAAGAATTTGACGAAGTGATACTCCGACTGACTTCTTACGAACAGCTATGTCCCAATTATCTAGCGAATCAACAGATTCTGCATTTTCCCACTTGATTTCTACTTCAGCAGGGATTCCTTCGACCTTAAACATAAACTTGAATAGGTCTCTCCAAGTAGAACCAAATGTCAATTGACGATTCTGGACCTTCTTGAATAGTGGAGCTTCAGCTACACGCAATGCTTGGCCTGAAGGCATATTTGAGTTCTTCAGGAAGTAGTGGTTTGGTGTATTTGTGATTGAAGCCATAGCGTTTACATAATCTGATACTGGGCCAGTAAAGATTCCTGGATCTGCCGCTGGGAATTGTCCAACAGCTGAAACGCCTTGTANGTACCAGAGTTCTCCTGGGCCATTCTTCAATGATCCAATATTCTCTCTAGCTGTGTCATCTTCAGCAAAGTCTTCCATCTCTGATGCGTTTCCGCCATTAGATAGAGCATAACGCTGAGGTGCACCTTGATAGTCAACAGAATACATGTGTGTTGAGATCAACTTATTGATTGCGTCCTGTGGACCATATGCATCAGCATGTTCAGGGCGTCCGTAAGGCTTATGTGTGCGGAAATGGAATACTGGGATCTCATTCCAAGGATTTACTACTGTCTCAACAAGCTGGAAGTTGCCAGCCATTGAAACGCTATCGATATCTCCATTACCTAGATACTTTTCAATTCTATCTGCATAGTAAAGGTTTAGTTTAAGTAATTTAGTTCCATCTGTAGTAACTGTTTGCCACATCTTGGCTGCAAATGACTTGATTCTTGGATTCTCCTGGTCATAGACAATAGTAGTTGTGAGCGGTGAATTGTAATCAATGTTCATCATACCAGTAGCATCTGGCCATACAATCGCATAGCAATCTCCATAGACAAGTGCATTTCTATGAATTTCGTTAATATCAATGCGAAGATCTGACTGTTCCCAGACCTTATCAATGAATGCATCTGCTTCTGGTGTCCCTGCGAGTACTTGATTAATCTCAAGTCTATTTAATACTGAATCAACAACAGTCTTGCTGAAGTTGAATCTAAAATCTGATCCTTCATAACGAAACATCTTGAACCAGCGCTGATTAGCAAATACTTCGCCATTAACGCCTTCATAATATGCTTCTGCTTCATTGTAGCCATCTCTTTTTAGGATAATCTGCTCTAAAGCCGTTTTAATATCTGACATTTTATCTCCTTAAATAATTTAATTGTTTTGACAGAACCTTTGGTGCTTTATTATCTAGGAAGTATAAGATTCCAGATACTACAGCATCAAGTACGTCATCATGTGAAACCTTTGGAAAGGAATACATTTGTTCTTCCAGGACAGCAAAGTGTGATGTGTGTCTAACTTTGCCTTGTTGATAGAAGTTCAGAGCTTTTCCTGCACGGATTTGCTTTGAAACAGATTGTCTTACTGATCTATATTTTACAGGAATGTCTCTAAAGACGTCTTTCCATAGATCACCACCTTGGTTTGTTTCCACATATATGACGCCTGGATCATAAATGTCTACAAGGCTTTTTATTCTTTCTGCCAACTCAGAAGGAGATACTTTCAGCTGAAAAGCATCTCTTACATAGATATTGTCATCTTCTCCTCTGCTCAATACAGCGACACCTGTATAGTCAGAAACTTTATTTTTAGTTACAGCGGGGTCAATTGAAATAATTGTGTTGCCATAATCACCCTCATCAACAATAATATCTTCGCTAATCCAGAAATTACCATCTGTATTTACTGGTCTATTCATGTAGTTCTTAGCGAAGTCTCTTAGGTGCCTCTGGCTTTGTAGCCACTCTATAGGCCACTTCTCAGGCCATACGGAGCGTTCTGAGCCATCTTCTGCCGTCATAATGGCTGGATAGTAGTGAACGTCCACATTCTGGTCTGCAATCCACTGTAGAGCAGGTTCACGCTCACCTTGAGAGTATTTACGGAATTGATCCATCATAGAGTTAGGCATTGTGGTGGTTCCAATTAAAATCATACGGGCGTAGATATTCATAGGGGCAATATCATCAAATACTGTATTCATCTGGCGTCCAGCCTGATATTCAGAGTAATTCTTTTCACCCTTTTCAATATCATCTAGAATAATGAGGTCAGGGCGTTGTCCAAATACCTTCTTACCTAGGGAGTTAGTATCAATACCATTAGCATCAAATATGAAGTCATTAGACTGAACGATTCTCCAAGAGTTATTGGCAAGGGATCTGCCAGTACCAGCCACAATCTTTGGAGTACATAGCTCAGGATAATCAGCTTTAAGATATTCATTGGTATCCAATTCATTTTTAAATGTCATTAAGTGAGTCTCCGCCTGAGAAGCAGCATCTGAGAATGCAGCCACAAATTTAATATGGCCGTGAGCGGCGGCCCACATAGGAAGAATAAGAAAGATCCAAGTGCTCTTGCCACATTCTCTAGGAGCAATAAATGCATCACGTCCAGTCTTAGGTTCTGTGGCTTTATTGATCCAAGTCTTTCCATATTCAGCCAAGTCCCAGTGAAACTCAGATAGAGTAAGTTCCTCAGATGAATTCTTCAAATGGTGTGGCAAATAGATCAATGCAAAGAGCATAGGATCATATTTAGTTAATTCCCGTCGACCTTCTGGAAATGACAGTAATTGTGGATTAAATGATTCTAGATAATTAGATATACTATACATTTTTATAGTCCAAATTTATTTGTAGTTGCAAAAATAGCATATAAACTATATTTGTCAATTCGGGTGGTCCCTGTCATATAGATCAATTCTGTATAACTCTCAAGCTATCCTTTATAGATTCATTCCTTACCTTGGCCTCATTTAAGATATCTATGATTGCTAGATCTTGGCCATCTTTGGAACGGTTCTCATTAATGTTAGTAGATTTACCTTCAATTAGATTGATAGTCTGAATTGCTTTATGTATAGCATTGGATAGCTTATTGATATCTTCTGCCAATAGATCATCCTCATATAGTTTCTCTATAGATCTGTCTAATACTGCCTGTGCCGCCAATACTTTCTCTTTATCATTATAGAAGATGTCTAATTGTTTTGCCATAACTGCCAATGTATTAGCAGATGGCATATCTATATTTCTTTGAACATAGAACTTCTTAGCTGTATGGTATGACTTAGGATATCCTAATAGTCTCATTGCTGGACCAATACCCATTTCATTTGCCGTCTCTATAAATTCCGCCACTTGCTCTTCTGTAAATACGGGATATCCCATTATGTTCTCCAATTGTCGACAAATCGCTATATGGATATGTCGTCCTATATCTGTCAATATGTCGATATATGTATTTATAGACATATTTTATTTATAAATCGCCCTTTACGGGGCACGTTTCTGATCTCTAATATAGATATAAATAATTATCTGTGGATAACTTCTATTATCTGTGGATAATTAGCTATCTGTATTCTCTGTAGTCTTCTTATTCTTCTTCCAATGAGGATTTGCTTCCCATTGTTTCTTCTTTATAGCCTTCTTGCCTACTTTATCTAAATTTGTTTCTCTTCTTATTCCATGTTTATTGGTATCTATTAC